GCGGGTGTGCAGGGCGAGGGCAACGTCAACAAGCTGGGCGCGGCGTTGGGTGGCCTGAACAAAACCGCCACCACCGTCACCGGCGGGCTCAAGGGCATGCTCGGCAGCGTGGGTGGCCTGGCCGGTGCGCTTGGTGCGCTGACTCCGCTGCTGTCGGCGGCGAGCCTGCTGGGCATGGCAAAGTCGGCGCTCGATGCCGGGAACCAGCTCTACGACATGAGCCAGAAGACCGGCGTCTCAGTGGAGATGTTGGCGAAGCTGAAGAAAGCTGCAGTCGGCACCGGGACGGACATCGACACCATCGGTAAGGCGATGATCAAGCTGTCGAAATCGATGGCTTCATCGCTGGAGGAAAGCGTCAAGGCCGCTGCACTGACTGCTGGTGGCGCCAATGCTGTAGCCCGGAACAGCGTGGAAGCGCAGGTGCAGATGGTGCAGCGCCAGCAGCAGGCCATGATCAACTCGATCCAAGCTGGAGCCGATCGCCAGGTCTCGGAGGTGAAGTCCAGGGAACGCCGCCAGCTGGACGAGATTCAAGCCAGCCAGGACCGCGCCACGGATCTCGTGCGCAATGGCGAGCAGCGCCAGGTGGATGCGATTGAGAGCGCCAAGGATGAGCGCGTCGCCGTGTTGGAGCGCGAAACGGACAGGCGTCTGAAGGAGATCAATCGCCGCTACAGGCAAGAGGAGAAGCTCCTGGGCGACAGCTTCGATGATCAACGCGACGCCGAACGCGAGCGCGCAGACGATCAGCTGAAGCAGCTGGAGCGCGGCATTGATCGGCGCTACGAAGCGCAGCGCAAGGCGATCGAGTCCAACAAGGGCCTTGATGATGGCGCACGAGAGCAGGCGGTCCAGGGTCTGCGCGATCAGCAGGATGCGGAGCTGGAGCAGCTACGCGATGGATTCTCGCGGCAGCAGAAAGAGCGCGACCGCTTCTATCGCGACCGCCAGGAACAGGCGCAACAGGCCATCGATGATCGCCGGTCTGCCGAGGAGCAAAAGGAGCGCGACGCCATTACCGCGCAAAAGAAGATCCTGGAAGACAAGGCCAAGGCCGAAAAGGAGGCAGTCAAGAAGGCGGCAGATGAACGGGTCGCTGCGATCAAGCGTGCCGCCGATGAAGAGCGACGAGTTGTGACAGATTCAGCCACGGCGCTTGAGAAGACCATCAGAGAAAATGCCAAGACAAGAATCAAGATACTGACAGATCAGAATAAACAGGCATCTGATGCCTTTAAGAGGCTGGGCATTGAACTACGCAATGCAGACGGAAGCGTGAAGAATAGTACACAGGTGCTGATAGAAATTGCCGACAAGTTTAAGGCAATGCCTGATGGTGTCCAAAAGACCGCCCTGGCATTGCAGCTGTTCGGAAAGTCAGGCGCCGAAATGCTGCCGATTCTGAATAAGGGCGGCAAAGCTATTCAAGACATGAAAGTCGCAATGACCGGCGACTTCGCCAAGGCGGCTGATGAATACGACAAGCGACTCAAGGGGATTGCTGGAGGTGTTGGGAAGCTTGGGACGGAGATTGCTGTCTCGCTACTGCCTGTCCTGCTGCCGCTCACCAATGGCGTGTTTGAGCTGGTCAAGGCCTTCCACGGCCTACCAGGTCCGTTGCGTGGCCTTGTCGTCTGGGGGGCGACATTGGCAGTGGCATGGGGCCCGCTGACCGGAATCCTGACGGCTGTCGTCGGGTGGCTCGCGGCTCTTGGCCCCACCATTGCCGGTTATCTGCCGGCAGTCGTTGGGACCTTGGCCCAGCTCGCTGGTCTGTTCGTCATAGCGGCGCAGGGCATCATCCTGGGCCTGCAGGTGGCCCTGGCCTGGATCGGCGGCACCTTCATTCCAGCCCTGGTGGCGTTCTTCTCCGGCCCCGTCGGCTGGACGGTGCTTGCGGTGGCGGCTGTGGTGGCGATGTGCGTCGCCTTCCGCCAGCCGATCGGCGAGTTTCTCGGCTGGCTCGGCGGCGTCTTCACCGCTGGCCTGCAGAACCTGAACAAGCTGGTTCAAAGCATTTTCGCGCTGCCCTGGGGCGAGTTCTGGAACACCCTTGTGCGCAAGCCTGTCACCGACGCGGCGGTTTGGCTGCTCAAGGCCTGGGGGGCGATTGCCGCGGCGTTCACCACCTACGTGGTCAACCCGATCGGCAGCGCCTGGGATGCTGTCATTCAAGCGCTACCGAAAGCCATGAAGTCAGCGGCTGACATGGTGCAGGGCGTCTGGACTTCAATGATCAACACCGTGCGCAACGTCCTACGCAACGTCCTGCAGTTCGTCGCCAATGGGATCAACAACCTGGCCGGCCTGGTGAACAAGCTGATCGGTGGCTTCAACGCCCTGCCCGGCCCTGACATCCCGCTTGTGCCGACGTTCAGCGTCCCCGCCTTCGCCCAAGGTGCCGTCGTCGGCCGCAAGACACTGGCCTACGTGGGCGATGGTGGCGAGCCGGAGTACATCGTGCCGCAGAGCAAGATGGCCGCTGCCTCTCAGCGATTCCTCTCCGGAGTCCGTGGCGCCAGCGTCATCCCCTCCAGCGGCTCGAGCAGCCCCGCCAGCAGCAGCCAGGCGGCACCGGTGATCAACATCAGCACCGGCCCTGTGCTGCAGCAGGACGGGCAGCAATGGGTGACCATGCAGGATCTGGAGCGGGCGACCAGGGCGACAGCTGACGGGATCTACTCGAAGCTCCGCACTCCCGCGGCCCGCCTTGCGCTGGGGATCCGCTGATGGCCAGGGCACAGTCTCAGTTTCTGCGCATCAGCGACGCCGACACCGGCACCACGTACCAGCGCTGGCAGAGCTACTACGCCAATGCCGTGGTCCCGTTCGGTGGCCAGAGCTGGGCCTACGTGCCATTCACGGCTGACGGCTTCACGGAAGGCATCAGCGGCGACGAATCCAACATCACGGTCAACGCTCCAGCGACGCCGATCGTGGTGAGCGTGTTTGATCTGGCGATTCGTCGCGGTGATCTGATCCAGATCGATACCTATCAGTTCGATCCGGTGCTCGGCAACGACGCCCCGCAATCTGGCCAGCAACTGATTGCCTCCTACATCGGTCAGGTGACAGGCGGCGGCGGCGGACTGACCACACTGACGGTACGGCTCGGGTCTGCCATCTCTCCGGTCGGTGCGCAGATCCCGCCACGCAAGCTCACCACCGCGATCATGGGCACCGGTTGCAGGCTATGAGCGATTGGATCAGCGCTTCCGATCCGTTGGCCCTGGTGGCGATCCAGGCCGGACAGGTCATTCCGCCAGCTACCGAGGCAGCGGCAGCAGGGACCAGCCAGCTCGACACACCACAGCGGAGCCTCACGCTGGGTGAGCCGGTGCCGATCGCATTCGGCCGCCGGCGGGACGGCTACGGCGGCATCCTGATCAGCCCCGGCGCCTCTGAATGCCGCTTTGAGAACGACACCAACAACGCCGTCACAGCGTCCTATCTGCTGGTGCTCAGCGAAGGGGACCTCCCTGCCATTGAGGTGCGGGACGTATTTCAGGGCCCTTGCAGGATCGGTAACCACAGCCAGACCTATGACCGCCGGGCGGGGACATGGACGCCAGGGAACTACATCGTCGAGCGCAGCGGCTACACCACACCGGAAGCCAGCTACTACTGCGGCTCTGTCGGTGCCTATCCAGGGATCACGACGGTTTCATTCCAGAGCACGATTCCAGATGGATTTGACTTCTGGAAGAAACAAGTTCATTTCTTCCTGCGTGGCGGGTTCCAGCTCACCAGGCTGCTCGACAACCAGTACGGGCCATCTGACAACTTCTGCGACCTCGCCCGCTGGATGCTGCTTAACACTGGCCGACTCCCAGCGTCACTGATTGACACTGCCAGGCTGACGGCGACGGCGCAGTTCCTCGAGAACAACGGCATTACCTGTAACGCCTGGATCACCCAGTCCAGCAACTACCTCGATTACCTGGCAAGGTGGGCGCCGCTGTTCCTGGTGTGTGAGAGCAACGTTGCCGGCAAGCGGGGGCTAAGGCCGATCCTGCCGGTCACAGAGGCCAATCAGATCGACACCGGCACCATTGCTCCGGTGTTCACATTCACCGAGGATCACATCACGCCGGGCAGTTTGGAGATTGAATACACCAGCCTGGCAGAACGCCGACCGTTCGTGGTGCAAGCGATCTGGCGTCAGCAGCTGGAGGATGATTTCAGCATCCTTCGCACAGCCGAAGTGCGCATCAGCGGCACGGCTGAGGATGGCCCGTATGAGTCACACGACCTATCGGAATTCTGCACCCGCGAGGATCATGCGGTGAAGGTCTCGGCGCACATCCTGGCGCGCCGGGTCTACAGCAGCCACAGCGCCAGGTTTACCGCCAGGCCGCAGGCGAACAACACGGCGGTGACGCAAGGCGACATCATTCGCGTCTTATTGGCCAGGCAGACCAACGCAGCAGGAACCACCTATCACGACTATTTCTACCAGGTGCAGCGGATCACGAAGACGATTGCTGGAGACCTGACCTACGAATGCCAGCACTTCCCGGTGGATGACGAAGGTCGAAGCCTGATCAGCCTGGCGGTCGCATCGGCGACGGGCAGCGGCATCCTTCTGAGCAGCAATCGCAGCGGCATCAGCTGCGA